TAGTTAGACATAAGGCTTTCCTATCCGTTATATATCTTTTATTTAAAGACTCGTACACAAGCACTTAAATAAAAGGGGGCCATTGCGACCCCCGTAGAACTTTACTCGTCGCAGACAGCGAGGATGAATCCTGCTTCGGGACGGTAAGTTTCGACACCGTACAGCGTGTCAGACGTAAACAGCGTAGACAGGTATTCCTGCTTGTACTGAGTCTGAGAACGTACAGCGAGTTGCTCTGCCATTACCAAGGCATCCTTGTGGAAGAACAAGCAACCACGAGTATCAAGAGATGAAGCACCGTTTTCAGCGCCTGTCTCAATAACAGGACAGTTACTAGACACGTAGATGTCTACACCGTACAGGTTACCAATCAGACCTGACTCAACGCCACGGCCACCAACAAAGTCGGAAGACACGTAACGATCAATGCCCATGATTGACTTGCGTGACGCAGGAGGAATTACGAGAACTCGTCCGTCCATAGGTACGTCAGCATCGTCCATCAGCTTGATAGCTTCACGGAAGCCAAGGTCAGTAAAGTTGTCACCAGTAGCTACAGTGTCAACAGCATACGTAGCAAGGCCAGCTGCGGCATTGAAGTAGTAGCTGTTGCTGTTTACCCAGTTAGCACCCGTAGCGGCAGGAGTCTGCGTACGAGTACCATCACCAAAACCAGTAGCAGCGTTGATGAGGTCAGTGTCAACTTTCAGAGCCAGTTGATAACCAGCGTCTTCAGTGTAGAACTGTCGCAGAGAAGACAGAGCCTGTACTTCTACGATGTCCTCAATCAGACGCGAGTACTCAAAGTGACGGTCTACAGTGATCGTCAATTCTGACTCAAGGTTTGCCTGAATGGTTACTGCAGTTGCTTCTGCCTTAGCAGAGGCGGCACCACGAGTAGGCTTAGGGATGTGGATTACATCGCCCTTCTTGCCTGTCATAGACATACGCTTGACAAGCGGAGCCATCTTCAGGTTCTTTTGGTATGCAGCAATAATCTCATCCGACCAAATTTCGGGGATGAAAGTACCCGCTGCTGTTTTGTCTACTACAGCATTAGCTGTAAAATATGCACCAGAGGTTTCACCAGCCATTTTAATTCTCCTTAAAGGTTAGGCTAGCGTACACGACCCTCGGCGTATGCTTTCAGTAGTTCGTCTGAAAGACTTTGGTAACGCTCTGGGTCTGTTCGCATCAGTTTAATAATGTCAGCACGACGATAAACTTTCTTGCGTGATGCCTCTGCTGTTCCACGAGCGTTGCCTGTGCTGGCTGACTTCAGGGTATTCTTACGTGCCTGTTTTTCAACGTCGGCGGTTTGCTGTACAACTTGGTTTCTTTCTTTCCAGAGAGAAAATAGTTCGTGTGCAGCGTCGTAGTCGTACCCTTGGTCTGCCTGAACAAACAACTGTGTTCGGACTTTTGACCCCTTAATCCACTCAGCAAACTTAGGGTCTTGCAGAATACTTTCCATATCAGGATGATTGGATTTCAACTGTGCAAGAGTAGCCTGTTGTTTGGCTTGTTGTGTGTAAGCCTCTGCTTCTCTGATCTTAGGGTGGTTGTCTATTGCTCGACTGACAGCAGTTTTAGGATCAACAAAGAAATCTACATCATCTCCATCGTCTTCTTGTTGCTGTTGTTGAGGTGCTTGTTGGGTTGAGAGTTCTGTCTGAATGTAGTTGTCAACGACCTTTCGTAACTCACCAACTTCCGTACTCTGTTTGCCAGAGAATTTCTCTAGCTCTTGGTGCATCTGTACAAGTTCTTCGACAGATTTACCTTGGTACTTTTCTGGAACAGAAGGTTCTTGAGGTTGTTCCTCTTCAGGAGTCTCAATAGAATCTGTGGTCAGCTCTTCAGTTGTTTCCGTTGCTTCCTCTTCCGGACGCTCATCAATTAGTGTTGCGCGTGACATATATAAACTTACCCCGCCTGCTATTAAGGTTATGGAGGATTAAAATGGGAGATGCCCTAAGACTAGGATTCCCGACTAGATCGTCCAGAATTCTCGTGTTCACGTACCCATTTCATGTGTCTGCCGGGGAAATCCCCAGATGCACCGTCGAGTATGTGCTGAGTTGCTGAAACGATTTTTGTAGCGTTAGCACCACAACCGCACCTACTGGTCGTAGTATCTCCATCTACAAATTCTTCAAAGGTATGTCCGTTTGTACAGCGAAAATCAAATACTTTAATCATCGCTCTTTGTTAACTCTTCGTAGTTATTATTGATTGTGTTTTCAAAGGTAAGAATGTAAGCAAGTACGTTTAGTTGTCCCTTACGTACGTACAAATCATTACTATCTTTGGTTGCTTCTACGCTGTTAATTACAAGAGCGTTCTGTTGTAGTTCTTCGATTAACTGTTTCCAACCGGGGGTTCCAAACAGGTCAAAGTACTTGTTGTAATACTGTTCTGTTTCTTGATCTATTGAGGCCATGTGGTTATCTCTGTATTCCTATTATAACATAGTTTTGGTAAAATGTCAAGTCTTTTTTTTGGTACTTTTACGCCTTTTTCCTGAAGCGGTTACTGCGTGTTTAATCTTAGCTGGGCCTGTTTTACGCCTAGATGACGAGGCTTTTTCAGCTTTTGTCATCTTTTCAGCCACAGCTTTGGGTCTACAGGAAGGGTACGGACGCTTAGACTTAGTGGCAGACTTACGACCACAGGGCTTACCTGTCTTTACGTCAACCCACTCTTCCTTAAACCATTTCTTTAGGGCAGCACCTTTTTTACTTTTTCTTACGGCCACTTTTTTTACCCCAGTTCTTAGCGCCTACCTTGCGGCACTTAGCTACAGCCCCAGACGCGTACGCAGAAGGCCACACCTTGTAACGGGCTTTGACCTTCTTTGCACACGCATCGTTAGCTTTCTTTTTCTTAGGCACTTTAGTAACCTTTAGCTTTTTTAACTTTTTTACCTGTGCGTTTTGCAGCGGCTTTAGCTTTCGCTTTACCTTTAGTTGTATACGGATACTTTTTCTTTCCCACCATTGGCATAGCTATCTCCTTACCATTTCACCTTGTTTGCCCAATAAGCCGCAGACATTTTACCCTTGGCTATGTTTTTTGCGTGACGAGCTTTAAACGATGCCCGTTTCTTTTTCATTTTATCGCCTTCACCCGCTTTAGGTTTGCCAGCAGTCTTAGCTCCTTGCTCACCAAAACGAATAGTTTTCACTTTGTCGCCTTCCTTAGCAACAACTACATGAGACTTCTTAGGATGATTAGGAGTCCGCTTCGGCTTGTTGTACCCGCTTACCCCTGCTCGTTCCAGCTTTGGATCCTTTTTCTTGGGCATTAGCTTTGGCCTCCAGTTCCTTGACCCGGCTCTCCAGTAAGTCCAATCTGTCGAACTGCGTTTGGAACGCTTGGTTGATTTGCTCTAGAAAGCTGTTCATTTCGGTTTGTGTCATTAGCATTGGTACGTTTACCTTCTAGTTGTCGTTGCTTTAAAAGCCTGTCAGCAACTTTAAGTCTGCGTTCAAACTCTTTGTCTTCTTGGTCGCCTTCTTTCAAGTTGCGAGTAATAGCTTCAATTTTTTCAATCTCAAGCTCTTCTGGTGCAAGCTGTGAATCAACAGCGTACTTGGTAGCCCTAGCCTGAGACTCTGCAGCCTGTCCCTGTAGAGCAGCAGTCTGTGCTTGCTGGAACTCAAGCTGTGCTTGTTGTGCCACCATAGCCATTTGCTGTGCTTCAGGATTAGGTTGTGCAGCCTGTTGCATTGCAGCAATAAGTTCCTCACGGTTACTGAGGTTCATGTTGTCAATAATGCTCTGAATCAGCACAGGGTACAGTGGGCTGTCTTGCTGCATTGTTTGCAGAAGTTGTACCAACTGGGTAACCTCGTACTCACGAGCGATAATACCCAGAGTACTCGTAGCGTTAAACTTGTAGTCAGCTACGGGGTAGTTCTCAGGGTCAAACTGCATGTACCTGTGTGCAGCTTTGGTAACAAATGGAAGTAGAAACGACTGTTGGAAGTTAATCAAAGTTCGCTTATGGCGCTTAATAATAGCCCCAAGAGACATAGAAATACCAGCGGCAGTAGCTTCACCGTTAACACTGCCAGCAATTCCTGCTGAATCAACTGCTCCTGTAGCCTGTTGAACCATCTGCTGAAGCGATGCGGCCTGTGCAAATGTGATCTGTCCGACCTGTCCAAAGTTAAATGGCTGTAGTACTTCACGAGGATCTCCGTTGGTTAGGATCATCTTTCCGGGACGAACTTCTGGTTTAGCCCCTCTAGGAAGCCGTGTAGCGTCGATAGCGAGCATTGGATGGATCGTGAGGCTCAGAGCGTCAATACGTGCACGAAGCTCTGTGTCAAGCGCCTTCTGGCTGTTGTAACCCTTCTCACACACACCACGACCCCAGAACCGTCCGGGTACTACGTCCCACGGGAAAGCTACTACAGGACGATCCTGCATCATGTAAGGATTAGCTTCTGCTTTCAAAAGCGTACCACCGTTGGCAATAACAACGATAGCCTCTACGTACATAGAGTCTTCTTCTACGTCTACGCCCTCGTTCTCAAGCAACTCACGAGGCACAAGGCCGTAGTACTTTGTGAGTCGTACCTTGTCGTCGTTGTACAGCGTGAGGTCTTGATCTGGCTCTAGGTCGCTGTCAGGGGCAGCAGATTCAATGTAAGCGTCTCTGTATATGTTCTGTTCTTGTAGTAGCTCTACGCTGTGCTTAGATACAAATTCGTCTACAGCGACACCCATAGCGTCTTCAACAGAGGTAGCCACGGGGTCGATCAAAAAGTTTTGGGGCAGTACAGGCTTGAGTTTTACAACAACTCTGTCTGTAACGTTAACACCAACAGCTTGTAACTGACCGTCCATGACAGGCTCGGTAGCTGGGGCCATTTCTTTAATTTCTTCGATAACAACTTCACCGACGCCTGTACCAAACACAGCAGCGTTGATTAGACATTCAGCTACAGCTTTACGAATCTTACACGCTTCAAAGTCTTCAGTCAGCTTCTTTCGAAGGTACAGAATATCTTGTCGTTGTTGGTCGTTGTTGTCGTCTGTAATGTCAAACCACTTGCCACGACCAAACGTTGCTTCCTCTAACTCTGCTACGTTAGACTCTACAGCCTGTTGAAGTGCAGGAGAGATAATACGAGAACGTTCTGATGTTCGCTCTGAGTCTTCTGGATTCCACTGTCCTCGCCACAGCCTGTAGTACTCTTCAAACCGTTGTTCGTAGTTTGACTCGTAGTGGTCGCGCCAGTTCTCACACTTGGTCATTACCCACTCTTCCAGAGACTCTTCAATCATCAGAGGGTCTGGGCTGTAAATATCTTCTGCCATCTCGGGTTCCTTAGATAAGAGCAACGCAGTACCCTAGTGTAAAACACACTACAGCACTGATTGCGTATATTCCGTAAGTATTGAAGGGTCTAAAAACTTTCATTGTTAGTATCCTGCTACTACGTCTAGTACTTCGTGGTCGTCTATTTCAAAGTCGTAGTGGTACGCAACTTGAGCTAACTGGTCTATGTACGCCAAAGCGTCAACTAAGTCGTCGTGTGTCAAAACGTCAGGAAACTGGAAGAGTTGGTCTAAGAACCGACTGTTCCAATCACCTTTGTTTAGCGTTACGTACCCGTTTTCAAACCGTCCTTGTAACGCCCACATTACCCTGTCGGTCTTCTTTCGGTTACCGTGGGTTAACTCTTCTACCCTAAAGAACTGACCGTATCGTTTCATCAGGTCCATCAAGGGACTCATTACGGCTTGCTTTGCAATCCCTCGTTCAATACCAACGCTAACGGGTCTGTAGTCTCTAACGGCCTGAAATATCTTGGTGGCAGTCTCGTTAAGCTCCCACCGCCCATGTATAATGTTAT